CATCAGTTACTTCTGCAATGCCTAATAATGAAACAATTACTCAAGGACAAAACATTTTAAATCAAACTCAAATGGCCGCTGGTAATGCAGGGGGATTGACTCCATTAGAAGAAGCGTTATTGTCTAGTGAAGAAAAACAAATAAGACTAAGATCAAGAGGAATTACAACATAATGCCTAACGGAGATAAACTTAACCCCAAAACTACAAGAGAGCATTTGCTTTCTATCTATGGATATATTACTGGATTAAAAAAAGATGTTAAACATATGCACGATGGTATACACGATTTGGGTGGTAAGATAGACAAGATCTATTGGGTGTTATTGGGTACTGTTGGGGCAGTATCACTTCTGTTGCTAGAGAAAGTTTTAGATAAAGGTTTCTTTTTTTAAATCCAACTTTTTAATTCTTCGCCCATAATATCTGAGGCAATATTTAATTTTTTACGTAAAGCTTTTACAACTTTAGTGTCGATAGTATCTTCTGTAACTATATCAATATAAGTCATTGGATACTCTTGTCCAATACGATCAATACGAGCTTCTGATTGTAATCTTTTCTCAAGATCATAACCATTAGAATAATAAACCATTGTACTGGCTGCAGTGAGTGTGATACCATAACCGCCGGTTTGCGTAGTACCTACAAAAAATCTACAGTTGTCATCTTCTTGAAATTTCTTTATATTATTTTGTCGATCTTCCATCGAAGTTTTACCATAGTAGTCTACAACAATATCATCACGATCATATTTTTTCTTAATAGCTTTTAGTATAGTTTCAATATCTCTTTGATAGTGGGACCAGATAACAACCTTACCCTCTACTTCAGATAATATTTCCATAAGTTCCGTTATTCTATGATTAGGTATGTCTTGAATTGTTCCATCATCAGCAGTGAAATGACCACAAAGAATTTGATGAAGTCTCATTAACTGAACCATTACATTATTAGTAGTTAATGCTTTTCCTTCAAGCTGTGCCATTGCATATTTTTTCATAGCCTTGTATATTTTTTCTTGCTGAGGTGTCATGGTTATCTGACGTTTCATGAATGTTTTAGGAGGAAGATCTAAACAATCATCTTTTAATACCCGCATTGAAAAAGGTTCAATTAATTTAGATAACTCTCCAAGATTTCTATAGCCAACAACAATGTTAGTGCTGTGACTACCAAGATTAATTGTTCTCATCTCTGCGTATCTAGATCTAAAATCATAATAAGAATCTGTCTTCAAGAGCCAGGAACCAAGGAATTGACATTGACTAAATAAATCTAATGGGGAATTAGTTACAGGTGAACCTGTTAGTATTCTTCTGTACTTAGCAAGGGTTCTTAATTTTAAAATATTTTTAGTTCTATTAGAAGTAGGTGTTTTAATAGTAGTCGATTCATCTACAGCCATTATTGCATTGTGTGAGTCTAAAAATCTACGAGCAAACTCTTTACCAAAGTCATAAGAAAAAGCTTCTACATTCATAATCAACACATGAAACTCTGTACCAGGTTGAAATAATGTATTTAATTTTTTTGTTTGTTCATGAGTCTTGTCTGAACTTTTCCAAAGAACAACTTTTTTATTTATATAGTCAGGTAAGTGTGTAGGTATTTGATCTTCATACCAATTTTTATATACACCTTTTGGTGCAATAAGAAGTAAACCATTTATCTTGCCTTGGTTATAAAGCATGGCTGCATTATCAATTAAGACTTTAGATTTACCGGTACCCATTTCCATAAAGTACGCAAAGTATTCTTTATCCCACGACCGTTCTAAAGCATCAAGTTGATGTTTATAAGGACTTGTTTTAAACTTATACCAATTAATTTTACTGTCTAATACATTCATAGTTGTTTACTTTTCTTTCTAAAAAGTTATATAGTGTATAGAAAGAAAAAAGTCAATGAGCAAAGTTTATTTAGTACAAGAAATTCCTACAGATAGAGAAACAGGTCAACCTAAGATTGATATTACGCCTGCATTAAAGTATGGCGAAATTAAGATTTTATTTCCTCGTTTAAAACAAATGCAATTTACACCAGGTCCAATGGTAATGGAAATAAAAAACTCATTAAAAGATTTTACAACCGATGATTACTTATTACTTTATGGCGATCCTGCCATAATTGGTGTTGTATGTGCAGTAGCTTCTGACATTACAAATGGTAAATTTAAATTGTTAAAATATGATAGAAGACAATTTTCTTATTATCCAATTGAATTAAATATTTTTCAAAACTAGTATTGACATATACAAATTCTCCTATATATACAGTAGTGCAAATATAAATTAAACTATTAAACTATTAAGGAGTAACATGACGATCAATCTAAGAGCTGATGCGCCCAGTCAGGTGACGCAAACAGAACCCCAAAAACTAACAGACGAAATAAAAAAACTTCAAGACATACAACAAGAGATACAAAACTATAAAGATAGAATTAAAGATTTAGAAGAGAGTGAGAAATATTTTTCTCAAGTAGTAATTCCAGATATGATGAATGCTATGAATCTTAAAACTATGAAATTAAAAGATGGTTCTGAAATAGAAATATCTAATAAGTTTTTTGCTAATGCTCTAGCAGCTAAAAGAGCAGAGGCATATCAATGGCTTCGAGAGAACGGACTAGGCAACATTGTGAAAAATGAAATCACAGTGAGGTTTGGAAAGGACGAAGATACCAAGGCGACGCAATATGCTACCCTTGCAAGAGGACAAGGTTATGAACCGGAACAAAAAGTTTCTGTTCATGCCGGAACCCTTAGAGTTGCTCTGGAGGATCTCCATACACGTGGTGGTCAGATTCCTTCAGAGTATTTCAGTACGTTTGCTGGTTATCAAACTAAGATAACTAACAAATCTAAATCAACAGACTAATAGACTAACAAAGGAGTATCTATGGAAAGTCAAGTAACAAAGAAAGCTAATGCAGGTGCATTAGCAACAATAAATCTCAGAGCAGACTCTGGTAAAGGAGCTGAAGAGATTAAATCAGATGACGTATCAACACCGATTCTGAAGATCTTACATCAGCTATCACCTGAATGTAATGAGAGAGACGCCAAGCATGTAGAAGGGGCTAAACCTGGTATGATTTATGCATCAGGGTTTGGTAAACTTATAAATGGTGAAGAGGGATTAGATATCATAATTGCTCACGCACAAACTAGGTATCCCGAATGGCAGGAGAGAGGCGATAGTGCTTCAGCTCCAGTAGGAACTCATTTAGAGATTCCAGCCGATGCTGTGGAAGAAAAAAATGGAAGATATAGATTACCAAACGGTAACTATGTTGAGAAGACTGCATACTTCTATGTACTAGCAATGGTAGATGGTGAGTTAAAACCTGCAGTGGTCCCAATGAGATCTTCTAATTTATCTCCAGCGAGGGAGTTAAATAACCTTATTAAGAATCTGAGATTCTCAGATGATCAAGGTTCATTTAATCCTGCAAGTTATTCAGCTATGTATAAATTAAATACATTTGGAAGAACTGCGGGAAGTAAAAGCTGGCATGTCTACAAACCATCAAGAGTAAGAAATCTTGATATCGCTAATAAAGATGATGCGTCTATGTATGAGATAGCAGCACAACTTCAGAAATCAGTTTCTAAAGGTGCAGCTAAACCAAAGTACGATGCTGGTCAAAAGAAGCAAGACATAGTATAATAAAGTGTTATAACAACGGCGCTGAAGGGAGACTGGAGGCGCCGTATAATTATGAAAGATTTTAGAAAATATTTTAGTGGGCTTGAGAGAGACTTCGGTTTCTGTAATGTTAACAATGGTTATCATGATCCACAAACAAACAAATTAAAATTTGATCCAGGCGATTATGGCTGGTCTAAAAGAAATATATCTGATCAAGATTATCAAGATCATTTAGATGGTAAACGTGCAATAGGTATACAAGCATGTGATGATAAAGGTATGGCCAGCTTTGGTGCAATAGATATTGATCCATCTGATTATTCTAGTTTTGATATTCATCATTACTTAAAAGTAATTCAAGACAAAGACTTACCTGTTGTACCTATTAAATCAAAAAGTAATGGTCTTCACATTTATGTATTTACAGCAGAGAAAGTACCTGCAACTTTAATTAGAGAATTTTTACAAAATTTATTATTTTTATTTGGACTATCATCAAAGACAGAAATATTTCCTAAACAAACACAGTTAGGAATGAACCAAGATAATGTTAGAACTTCTGGATCATTTATTAACTTACCTTATTTTAA